GCAAATACGGGCAATCGTTTCCTACGGTCGAACCCACACCAGAGGGCGTTTCGGTTACTTATACTGCAGGCTTTGGAGCAACGGGAGCAAGCACGCCAACGCCGATTAAATTAGCCATGCTTTTGATGATTGCCGATTGGTTCGACAACCGCACCGATGCCGTGCGCACGATGCCAACCGCTTCCCGAATTTTACTTGATCAGTTCCGGGTAAATTACTTTTAATGAACGCAAGATTTAAGCACAACAAATCGGAACGTATCGGCAGGCTTAACACTTTGGTAACTATTCAAAGTTTTACCGAGGCTGTAAATACTTTTGGTGAGCGTGTACAAACGTGGACAACGCTGGCAACAGTGTGGGCAAATGTGGACGACAGGCTTTCGCAATCATCAGAAGTTGTCGAAAGTGGACAAGAAACAATCCGGCAACGCGTGGACTTTACCATTCGCAATTTGTCCACAGTAAACGAGCGCAACCGCGTAAATGCAGGCAATAAGCTATACGACATTGAAAGCATTATGACAAGCGATGACAACCAATACATGACCCTGCAAACACGCCGCGTAAAGTGACAGGCAAGGCTATATACAAGCTGCTTTCAACAAATGCAAACGTGACTGCACTTGTAAGCACGCGCATTTATCCCGACATGGCTACGCAGGATGCTGTATATCCTTTTATTGTTTACAGCCATGAAAACACTACACCTACTGACACTAAGGATGGAGCTTCACCCATGGACATGAACAGCTTCGACATTCAGATTTTCGCCAAGTCATACAGCGTCGCCCAAGATATTGCCGCAAAGGTCCGCACCGCTTTAGACCGCTTCAAAGGAACCAGCGAAGGGATAAAAATTGGGCAAATCATTTTTGACAATCAGCAATCCATTGACATGGATTTTGACAATCATATATACGCAATTATTCAGGGCTATATTATACGGGTAAACAGATGAGCATAACGGTAACAGGCATAACGGATTTTGAAGGGTACATGAAAGAGTACCTTTCAAAAGTCAGCAATCCAAAGCAAAAACAGCGCATTTTGCGCTCCGGTGCTTTGGTTGTTCGCCGCGTCGCTAAGCGCTTTATTCCTAAGAAAAAAGAGCGTTATGTTTATACCTACAACGGCAAAAAAGTAGTTGTTCAAAAGCCCTTCTATTATTACGTTCGGGGCAAAGGCATCCAAGCATTAGTAGTAAAAGGCAACCTTGCCAATTCCATTTACGCATTTCGAACAAAGATTGGCGATGTGGAATTAGGGCCTCGCAGACTTCGCAAAATAGCATCAGGCAGCATATTGGGAGGGATGCCAGATTCATCATCAGGATATTACGCTTCTTCACTTGCTAAAAGTGCAACCAATTTTAGAAAGAAATATCTGGAATCATCATACAACAGAAGCGAAACAAAAGTCTTAAAAGCAATGCGAAAAACCTTTGAACGAATCCACAAACAACTTACGCGATGATAATTGAAATTTTAAAACCCTACGGCAAATGGCAAAAAGGCGACACACCTGATGTAACGCGCTCCTATGGCATGAGCTTAGTGGATGCAAAAATTGCCAAGATTCACGACGACCAAACGCGCCGCGATTACACGCCAAAGGTTGAAGAAGAAAAGCAGACCATGACTGTGAACAATTACTACGTCATGGCTGACAATGAGGTTTTGCAGCTTGAAGATGACGAGCAAGCAGCATATGTCAATGCAGAGCCTAAAGTTGAGGCAAAGCCTAAGAAAAGAAATTTTTTCAATTTTAAAAAATGAATAAGAGATGGCAACCATTGTAAACGGCACAGACCTGCGATTTTATATCGGGGGCACTGCAATCGGCGAGGCTACCTCCTGCACGCTATCCATAACGCGGGAGACACGGCAAACAATTACAAAAGACAACGTCGCAGAGTGGACTTCATTTGAGCCTGGGCAAAAGTCGGCTACAATGACCGCCGAGGGCCTTGTAAGTTACGACACGACAAATGAAAAGGTGACCGACCTTTTCACGGCTTTGGACAACGGCACGGTGCTTCTGTGCAGGTTTACAGACGACACACCAACGCATCCTTATTGGGAAGCATCCGTACTTTGTACCAACCTTGAAATTGGCGCGCCGGTAAACGACAACAGCACGTATTCCGCAACCTTCACCGTAAGAGGTGCAATTACACAGGGAACTGAATCTTAAAAACAATTTCACCCAATGAAACAAGTTCAAACAATTGAAGTAAACGGTAAGGAGCTGCCGATTGCATACGGTATGGCAGCCCTTGCCGAATTTTTAGACACAGAAGGCCTAAAGCTTGCAGAGCTTGGGACAATCGGGGAGCGCTTTCAGCTTACCACTGTCATAAATTTAATTCATTTAGGCCTCAAACATGGAGCGCGAAAGGCAGGTAAAGACTTTACATTAACGGCTGATGATGTGGCAGACATGCTAGACGACAATCCTGAAATCATTAACCAAGCTTTAGAGCTTTTCACTGCATCAATGCCGGCACAGGGAAACGGTCAGGCGCAAGCGAAGGCAAAGACAAAAGCGCCGAAGATATAAGCATCGAATCGCTTTTTCGCCACGCTTGCGGGTTTTACAGTATTTTGCCTAATGTTTTCTGGACTTGCACGCTCAAAGAATTGATGCTAATTTTGGATGGCAAAGCTGAAGCGCATACCGATTTTGAGCGCTCACAATGGGAGCAAACGCGGTGGCTTGGGTATGTGGTTTTGCAGCCACATTTAAAAAAGGGAAGCAGTATGAAGCCTTCGGACTTAATGAAATTTCCCTGGGAAAATAAGCCAAAGCAGGCAGATCCAGAGCGCGAAAAACGACGCGCCGAGCGCTTTGCAAAGTGGGATGCAGACCTAAGAAAAAAATCAGGCTTAGAGCCTTAAAAATGTAAGTTATGGCAGGGCCACGGATTAACCTAATTTTTTCAATGGACACGTCCGAGTTTCAAAGAAACTTGCGACAGGTTGAACGGCAATTAGGTAATTTTGGCAAGCGGATGGAAGATGTTGGAGGCCAGCTTACCACGCGCCTGACTTTGCCACTTGCAGCAGTTGGGGGCGCTGCATTACAGGCCTTTGCACAAATGGACAAATTTACCAAAGGCTTAGGTGCGGTGATGGGTTCAACCACTGCAGCCGAACAAGAATTGGTAAAACTTCGGGAAGTAGCTAAACTCCCTGGACTTGGATTTCAGGAAGCAGTGCAAGGCTCAACTAACCTGCAAGCTGTTGGCCTAAGCGCGGATGAGGCGCGATCAACTTTGCAAGGCTTTGGAGCAGCCATAGCAGCCACAGGAGGGGGTGCTGCCGAGCTTGGAGAAGTACAAAGGCAGCTCACGCAAATTATCAGCAAAAACCGCATCCTGCAAGAGGATTACGGCGTGCTTCAGGAGCGCGTGCCGTTAATTGGCCGCGCACTTGAGCAAGCCTTTGGCACGTCCAATATCGAAAAGGTGCGCCAAATGGGCGTTTCAGGCCGTGAATTTGTATCTGCAATTTCGCAAGCCTTAATTACTTTGCCGCAAACGCAAAACCTTACAGGCGGTCTCGCAAACGGTTTTGAAAATCTAAGCGACAGCACGCGAAATGCACTTGCTACTTTTGGCGAAGCAATAAACAGGTCTTTGGGCGTTGAAAAAGCCTTGAACGCATTGGGCGATACCTTAAATGCTATTGCAGATGGATTTGCAAGCCTTTCGCCGACAACGCAAAAGGTGATTGTAATATTTGCGGCTTTTGTCACTGCTATCGGCCCTGTATTGTTTGCAATAGGTTCAATTGCTAAAATTTCGGCAATTGCGGCTCAAGGGTTGACATTACTGACCGGCACGTTTGCAAAATTAGCTGCAAACGCTTTAGCCTTAAACACTATCGGCATCGCAATAGCGGCAATAAGTGCGGCAGTAGTTTTGTTTGTGCAGGAATTTGAAAGATACAAACGTTCAATTGATGGAGCGACCGCTGCCACTGCAAGACTTGCGGGCATTCAAAACACCGCAAAGCAAAACACAATTGCACAACGTACTGAGGTCAATAGGCTTGTAGAAGAACTTAACAAAGACAACATCACCAAAAAGCGGCAGGCTGAAATCATCAAGGAATTGAACACGATTTCGCCTCAATATTTTGGAGAAGTAGCAAAATCCGCTGACAAATACAAGACCGCCAAAGAAGCTGCAAAGCTTTTTAACGATGAGCTTATTCGCACGGCAAAAATTCAAGCTGCAAAGGATGAGCTGGTTGAAATCGAAAGGCAGCTTTTGAAAGTAGATGAGGCCGCTAAGCCTACCATATTACAACAGCTTGGCAACGCATTTCTTTCGTTTGGTAATCTCGCGGTTGCAGCATCAAGAAACACAAACACCTATGCAAGTAATTTAAGCAAGGCAACCGATAACTTAAAAGCACAACGAGATGCGCTTATTGCGCTAATTTCAACTGAAGAAAGCAAAAGGCCGCAGGGTGAAGATCAACCAAACGGCGGAGGCGGCGGAGGCGGCGGTGGAATCGTAGACTTAACACCTATTATACGCGAGCCAACCATCGTCCAATATCAAAAACTAATTGAAGGCCTTACCAAAACAATCACCAAAAAATTTGGAGATTCACGCAAAGCGGTTGAGGGTTTTAACAGCACGCTGTCTGCCATTCCTGATGTGCAATCACCTATTGAAGCCACGCGCGCTGCGCTTGCGGAATATGACAGGCAAATTACTTTATCGGAAGCTAAGACTCGCGTATTTGGACGCACCGCCGGAGAAGACCTTGCAGAAAAATTAAGCATTACCGAGCAGGCCTTAATTTCTGCAATCGAAACCTTTGGTGAAAATAGCGTAGCAGTCGAAACGCTTGTCGCCGCTTTGCAAAATCTTAAAACCAGTCAAGACCCTGTCATCGAAAATCAAAAGCTGATTGCCGAATATCAAACAGTAATCGGAGCAGCTTTCAACGCAGCGGCAGGACTAATTGAACAATCAGGATTAACTATTCAAAACGTTTTGCGGGCTGTCGGGCGTGCGGTATTGCAAGCTGCTGCCGATTTTGTAAGAGGAAAAATAGTTGAGGCAATCGCATCATGGGCTGCTGATGCGTTTAAAAAGTTTGGCATCTTAGGCGTTGCTGTAGCCGCTGCTGGTGGCGCAATCGTCGGCAGTGTATTTCAGGGTATCATCAATAAAGTTGCACCTCCTAAACTCGCGCGAGGCGGCGTTACCACAGGCGAAACGCTTGCAGTAGTTGGGGACAATCCATCCGGCAAAGAAGCAATTATTCCATTTGAACGCATGGGAGAATTTCTAAACATGGCGGGTGGTGGTGGCACGCGGGTGTTTGGGCAATTCGAGGTAAGAGGTCAAGATTTGGTGCTGGTTTTGGATAGGGCGCAACAATCAAAATCGAGGGTAAGATAATGG